GTTGAGTACGTAGCATTGCCTGATGACGAAGAATTTGAAGAAGATGAAGAAGACACTGAAGAAGAGGCTGAAGAAGCCGCTGAGTAAATCTAAGGGGCTTCGGCCCCTTTTTTCTTTTTGGCTTTTTTAGCCGCGCGTTCGTCGTGATGGTGAATGCGGTGACAGTTGGCGCATAGCACAACGCATTTTTTTACTTCTTCCATGGCACGTTTAAATGCGCGGTTTTTTACCAATTTATTGACTGCTGCTTCTTTGGTATTGCTGTCTATGTGGTGGAAGTCAAACGTTGCCGGATGGTTTTGCCCACACTTTACGCAGGCTAATGTAGCTTTAAAGCTACGCCACTGATCTTTATATGCTTTGGCAGACGTCTTACTTGCGGCTATTACAGTTGCTTTATTGTTGGCGTAGTACGTACTTGCGTACGTCTTTTGTTTAGTTTGCTTAACTTTTGGGTCTTTATACGGCATGCTTGATCTTGTACTTCCAGTACAACGCCGTTTTTAAACCCCAAGGTTTAGTTGGCTCAAACATTTTGAAACCCATAGCTATCAGACTATTAGCAGATGCGGGGTTTTCGTTGGTGTCAGTGATGACCCAGTTCATGCCTAACGCTTTGGCTTTGCGAACCCGCGCTTTAATAAACCTCTTCTGAAGCCCGCATCCACGATGAGCGCGTACAACACCTGCCCGACAAAGATACATAGTGTCAGACCAACGACTAGAGGGAACAACACCAGCGAACCCAGCAGCCTCACCGTCCTGTGTGTAAGCGACATACCAGTAGCCTTTTGTAATTGGGTAAATTTTATCGTGGGGGAGACACGCTTTTTGAAGCAACGTCAACAACTGCACCACCTCTGGCTGACGAGGGTCGACAGGGACGATGCGGTATTTCATGCCCTTATGATGCCGACAAATTGTGACAATAAAAATAATTGTTGCAAACTACAAAAACGCATGATATAAACACAGTAATCCGGGCTTTCCGGTGCATCAAACAGTCCCGGCTGACGACATACAGATTGATGCACTTAACTTGTATGTAAGGAAACATCATGGGATTCGCAACACACCTTGGCCCTTGGCTCTTGGGCACTGTCAAAAACACAACCGGCACCACTGCTGGCACTATCCGCAATATGGGCTGTACTGATGTTTCTCAGTCTGGCGTAACAACTGTTGCAGACACTGCGGCAACTAATTTATTTGTTGTGCCCGCTGGTTCACGCATTATCTTGATTACTGTTGACATTACTACCGCTTATGCTGGTACTACAGGCAATACTATTACTATCAAAGCTGGCTCAACAACTTTGGGTACTGTTGGTGGTGCTACTACTACACCTTTGTCTGTTGGCCGCGCAACATTTACCATCACTGACGCAAATATTGCTAACTACGTAAACGTAGGCACAACTGATGTCATCATCACAGCTACTTACGCTTGTGCTGGTACAGCATCCGGTGGTTCTGCAACTGTTGGAATGGTTTACGCAGTGCGTGACACTGACGGTTCACAGAATCCTGCAGCTACTGCCGCTTAATTGATCTAGGGGGCTTCGGCCCCCATTTACAAGGAGATTAATTATGATGCAAACAGACGTTAAGTCAGCGCACTTGAGTTCTGCGGGTTCGTTTTGTGCGGGGCGCACGCGCCTTAGAGGTATTGTAGTAAGCCCTAAAGCAAGCACAGCAGCAACATTTGAAATTCGTGATGGCGCTTCCGGCGCTGCGGTGCTATACACAATGGATCTTGCTAGTGTAACTACACCTGTGATTTTTTGTATCACAATACCCGGTGAAGGTATTGTGGCAACTACAGGGTTATACCTAACAACCAGCACAGGTACTGTTACAGGTATCGAAGTTTTCTATGGCTAAGTCCCCCGCATGGACGCGCAAAGAGGGCAAATCCGAGAAGGGTGGCTTGAATGCCAAGGGGCGAGCCTCGTACAACGCGGCCAACCCCGGAAAACCCGGATTGAAAGCACCTCAACCCGAGGGCGGCTCACGGCGCGACTCCTTCTGTGCAAGAATGAGTGGCATGAAGAAGAAGCTGACCAGCGAGAAGACAGCCAACGACCCAAACTCACGGATCAATAAATCTTTGAGGGCGTGGAACTGCGCTGATGGCGGTTATGTAACTGCGGCTGATGGTTGCGCCACCAAGGGCAAGACAAAAGGGCGGATGGTATGACTGAACATACAGACAACGTAAAAAACATTCTAGATGTTGTGGCAGTATTCACAACCGTTGGAACTTTCTTTGAGGTAATTTCACCCGTGTTTGGATTTATTGGTGCAGTTGTAGGCTTGATGCGTATATACGAGATGGCCACCGGTAAAGAGTTCAGCACGCTTTTTAAGCGAAAGAAAGACGATGCCGTCGACAAGTAAAAAACAACACAACTTTATGGCGGCTATAGCGCACAACCCTGCGTTTGCCAAGAAGGTTGGGATACCGCAGAGCGTTGGAAAAGATTTCAACGAAGCGGATAAGGGTAAGAAGTTTGGTAAGGGCGGGGAAACTCGTCCAGATGTGCAAGGTATCAACAAGCCTAAAACCGATCACGGAAAAATGGCTTTTTTTAAAGAAGGTGGTAATACTATGGCTTCCAAAATGAATCCCGGCTTCATGGCAATGATGGCTAAGAAAAAAGGCGCTCAAGAAGGCTCTAAAGCTGACATGGCGACAGACAAGAAGCAAATGATGGGTATGAAAAAAGGCGGCATGAAAAAGATGTCTGCTGGTGGTTCTGCTTCCTCACGCGCTGACGGTGTTGCTATAAAAGGCAAAACCAAAGGCACGATGATTGCCATGAAACACGGCGGCAAGTGCTAAAACCATGATGGCCAGCCGTGGCATGGGGGACATCGCCCCCTCAAAAATGCCCAAGGGCGTGAAAAAAGCCCGGCGGGATGATACTGACTTTACTCAATACGCCGCTGGCGGAAAGGTAGGACTGTATGACAATATCAATGCAAAGCGTAAAAGAATTGCCGCAGGTTCTAAAGAGAAAATGCGGCGAGTTGGTAGCAAGGGTGCGCCAACTGCTCAAGCGTTCATAAACTCTGCTAAGACGGCTAAAAAATGACAACTTCAGGAACCGCAGCGTTTAATCTTGACCTCACTGAGTTGGTTGAGGAAGCGTTTGAACGCGCCGGTTCGGAGTTGCGCACGGGTTACGACTTACGTACAGCCCGTCGTTCATTGAATTTGATGTTTGCTGATTGGGCAAACCGTGGTGTCAACATGTGGACGTTTGAGCAGGGTACGATTAACCTGACTCCGGGTCTAAACACCTATGCGCTTCCTGTCGATACAGTGGATTTGCTTGAGCATGTCATTCGCACGGGCGCGGGTAGCGCGTCCACACAGGCTGACCTGACCATCACGCGTATTAGTGTTTCTACCTACGCCACTATCCCTAACAAATTGCAACAAGCCCGCCCGATTCAGGTGTGGTATCAGCGTTTGGATGGCCAGACTTCATCGATCGGCACCACACTTAACGGCGGGATTTTGTCCACGGCTACCACAATCACATTAACTTCTACTGCTAACCTTCCAGCTACAGGGTTTTTGTTGATTGAGTCTGAGACTATCCAGTACGGCTACATCTCTGGCAACGTGCTTTACAACTGTTTCCGTGGGCAAAATGGTACAACCGCCACAGCGCACTCAACAGGGGTGTCTGTATACACGCAGAATCTGCCCTCTGTAACCCTCTGGCCTACCCCAGACAATAGCGCAACGTATCAGTTTGTTTACTGGCGCATGCGCCGTATTGATGATGCTGGCGGGGGTATACGCACGATGGATGTACCTTTCCGTTTTCTGCCCTGTATGGTGGCAGGTTTGGCCTATTACTTGGCGCTTAAGATTGAGAATGGCGCTGAGCGCCTACCCGTCTTGAAGCAACAATACGATGAAGCTTGGCAATTAGCCGCTGATGAAGACCGTGAGAAAGCTTCGGTTCGTTTTGTTCCGAGGCAAATGTTTATTGGTAGCGGTACATGAAGTCAAAGCGCGTTACCGACACTGCGTACCACAAGGCGTACTACGAGGCCAACAAAGCCCGTATTGCAGCGGTTAAACGCGCTTACAGGGCAGCTAACAAAGAGAAAATTACTGCCAACAAACGGGCCGCATATTACGCTACACAAGAAGCAAATCTATCGCAAAAACGAGAATACCGACAAGCAAACAAAGGCAAAATAAACTTTTTGTGTTCGATGCGCAAAAAAGTGGTTAAGCAGCGTACACCTATGTGGCTTTCCCCATTTGACCGGCTGAAGATTAAATGCTACTACTCGGTTGCGGCAATGCTGGCGCGTAACAACAAAGAACCGTGGCATGTTGACCACATAGTCCCATTGCAAGGTAAACTTGTGTCGGGGTTGCATGTACCAAATAATCTTCAGTTTTTGCGTGGCGTAGACAACATACGTAAGAAGAATAAGTTTGAGGTGGCACATGGGTAATCGTTTTGCTTCTGGCAAGAACAGTATTGCTATGTGCGATCGTTGCGGCCAGCAATTTAAATTGACAGCGCTTCGTAAAGAGATACAAAAGACCAAGATT